AAATCAACGATGACATCATCAGCAATCCAATCAGGTCTAGCTTTTACTGCAAGACCAGTTGAAGGGTCGCTTTTAAAATAGCTGAGTTCTGCCTGCCCAAAAGATAAAAGACTTGATGCGGTTGGGTGCCTTTGGACTGATTCTGATAAAGATAAAGCAAGGTCATATTCTGCCTGAGATATTGGTTCCTTGCCTTCTGCAATGACTTCTGCTGCTCTTTCTTTACCAGCCTTTGTGGTTTTATTAGGACAGATAATATAATGCTTCTCAGCCCTTTCTCGTTCAAGTGTGAAAGCATGAGCCAATTCACCATCTCTAAATGCTTTTTTTACAACAGGAGCGTGGTCAACTTTGCCATCGCCATATTTCAACTGATGCCAAACTTTAGGACAGGTTTTAACCCAGCTTTTTAAGTCGGAGGCACTAATATCTTCTTTTGCGTGATATTCAGCGTTTGACATGTTCATGAGGATTGGGTCTGGATATTTCATTTATTAAGTTCCTCACAGGCAAATTCAACACCAGCATTACAATCTGCGGTTGTCATCTGGGTGAAAGTTGAGTCGAGGGCGGTGAAAAGTATGCCGCCCATCGCAATGTATAAAAGAAAATGCTTCATCTTGTAAACTCCAAATCTTTGTAGTTTTCTTCAAGTTGAGCAAGTGTTTGTTTGCTTTCTGCAATTTGTTTTTTATCGTTGGCTTGAATACCAAGCTTAAGCTCAAGTTCATATTGAGCTTTCCAATGTCGATACATGCCAATTTCTGCTTTAGTTGCTTTCATCGTTTCTGATGGGTAAGGGAACTCGCCATCTCTGGCTTACTACTATATTACCTCTGTTATATAGGTAAGTCAACTTAAATGTACTTGTTATTATAGTGTTTTGTTATAACAAGTTATAAGCCACTTAGCATCAAGAGATTTAAGGTCTGACACAAATTCATCATCTGTGTAACTTTGGTCATCAAAAAACCTATTTGTTAGTTGTGCCTTTTTTTGCTGGTATTCTTGTTCAGTCATTTTTTTGCTCCCAGCCTAAAAGTTCTCCAATTTGGTCAAAGGTTTGTTTACCTGATGAAGAAAAATTATCGTAGTCCCACTGCATTTCTTCAATGAGCTTTATAAGTTTGTCACCGTCAGTATCGGTGTGAAATTCGTTTTTAATTTCTGATGCTTGGATATACATTATGCAACCTCCTCTAAATGACAAGTTTTATACCAGCGAGTGATTTCTTTTTGGTTTATAACCTCGAGTGCATCCCAATCAAATGGGTCATCGTTAATTACCATCACAGGCTCTTGAGTTTCTATAACTCGGTGTGTTGCTTTGAAGGCCATTTTGTTTAGCAAGTTAAGTGGGGGCATCTCTGCCGTTACTAATATATTACCTTAACTTAATACTACTGTCAACTAACCTCTCTTAACCTATGTGCCTCTAATATTAGTGTCACATAACAGGTTGACTCAGAGTTATAAGATGGTAATATAGTTGTGAGGGAGATGATTCCTCAAATGCACCTTGTTAATTGAATACTATGGAGAATGCTAAACGCATCAAACTTGCCATTTGCGTCTTTGGACATGGCGGTTCATATCAAGTCTGGGCTTCAGGCACAGATAAGAATATTGTACTTGCAACCAAAGCAGCAAGAAAAGCAAAAAGAGATTACAAAATTAAAAAAGGTTTTGTAATGCCAGTGAATATCTATGACATCACTGATACTGAACATTGGGCATATGATGGTTATACCATTGTTAACCCAGATAAAGTAGACAAAGAGTCAGAGGCTTACAAGAACGACATTTACAACGAGTTTAGAGGTGCAGAACCTATTAAACGAATTGAAGTTCTTGAAGTAGTCCTTTAGCAAACATGCCCCCTTCGGGGGGCCTCACATAAATCAATGAAATCAAAATTAAAAAAATTTGAAAAACACTTCAAGCAAGAAGATGTTGAATGGATTAGTGATTTAATAAGAGATCACTTAGTTCCAAGCCCTATGTGGGACCCAGAAAAGTTCTGCAGTATGGATTGGACCATAACAGTCAACCTACAAAAATGGGAGGACTGAAATGGGTTGCTCTTTACAGGGCAGCTTTTTCTTGTATCATTTATTATATTTAAATTAGATCGGGAAGCCTGATGACTAGTAAAGGAAGGTCTGAAAGCTGAACAACACCCACTGATACTCTGGGCAAGGCAGGGCAGTCAAGGCAAGGGACTGATCAAACTCCCGATTTTTATTTCACAACTTGTATTAAGATATCCGCACCAATTTCCTCTTCTTCGTTGCAATATTTTTTAGTCGCTGATAAATTTGTTACCTGAGAATCATCTTTGAATGCAATATCTGTTAAAGCGTCTAAAGTTGATCTTACGAGCTTATCCAAGTCATTTTTTTTTACAATCAAATGTTCAGGTGCTGATTGCTTCAGCGTTCCATTTAAGCGATAGTGACTTTTAGGACGATTAAACCTAAATATCATCTCAACTTTGCAAGCACCCTCGATAGGTGCCTTTGCTTTCTTTACTGCCTCCTTGCTTACTGCCTTACGCCATGGTTTCACTCTTTTACTTACCTCTATCATTCTGCCCCCACCAATATGTCTTTTGCTGCCTTGAGGGGCTGGTTCAATATTTTTGATGGAGATAAAAAGAGATGTCATTCAATCCACAGGGTTATCCCTTCACTGCTTTACCCACAAATCTTAGAGGAAAAATACAACCTTATCAATTAGCTGTTTTATGGGTTATTCAAAGTTATGCAAGCAAAGATGATCAGCAATGCTACCCATCATTAAACACAATTGCAACGGCTGCTTGTATGTCAAAACGCCACGCAATGAGAGTTGTAAACCAACTTGTCTCGTTAGGTTATTTAGAAAGAAAACACCAAAGCGGTAAAAACGGAGAACAGAACAGCAATTTATATAAAGTGACCATTTGGCACCTTGCAAATGTACCAGAACCCAGTATTGATGGGCGTGGCACCTCAGTCACCCCCCATAGCACCTCAGTCACTACCCCATGGACTGACAGTCACCCCCCCAGTGACTCACAGTCACCCAAACTAGATCCATATAAACAAGATATAAATAACAATATTAATAAAGTTAGTAAACAAAAAATAAAGAAGAAAAAATACACTGATGAATTTGAGCTTTTTTGGCAACAATATTTAAAAATTAAAAAAAGAGCCTCTGGTCAAACAAAACCTAAAGCTTTTGATGAATATTGTGTCGTAATAAAAAGTCATCCTCATGAAACACTTGCTTTAGCGTTACAAAGAGCTATAACTGATCAGCACCAAATTGAAAACAAAGGTGGCTTTGCCACTCCGTTTCCAGATTGCTTCCGTTGGTTAAAAAATGGCAGCTTTGAAGCCTTCCTCACTTCTCCCGTCATAAACAAACCAAAACAAAAACAACCATGGGAAAAAGATAAACCCATGAATCAAGATGTTCCTTTTTAACTTGCCATGTCTATTTACAAAAGAAAATTAACTGAAAAAACTTTAAATTTTTATCCTCCAGAAAAAGAATGCTTTGCTTGCTATGACACAGGCATTGTTTCCAATTCTGACGGTTTAATAAATAATCTTTATTGGTCAAACTATGATATTGATGAGAATGGTAAGCGTTTTGCTGGTTCCGACCTGTCAATAATCTGTCATTGCAAAAAATCTTATCAACAATTAGACGATGCACAAAATGTTATAAATTCTGGGTATAGAGACTCCTTTGGTAATATTAAAACCGTACAAACTATCAATGGAGAACAGGCTTTAGGTATTTCTTTATCAAAAGACCAAACAAGAGAAATTCATAATCAAAGAAAACAAAAATGGAAAGAAACCGTAGAAACAATGAACAAATATCGTATTAAAAATAATAAAAATAAGACAAAAGAACTCCCATATTTTATAGAAACTGTAAAAGAAAATTTAAACAATATTGAATCTCTCTTCTCATTTCCCACAGAAAAAGCTACTGTTGATTCAATGAAATCAAACAAAAGTGACAACTTATCTTCCAAAAAACCTGCTTTATGAATCCGCTCCAAGCAGAGAAAAAAGGGAAAATATAGAATTTTCTAAAAAAAATCCTTCTCCACAGACCGTGGAAACTCTCCTGTCCTATCCTTGGCCTGTTCATTTGAATTGGGGTGATTGGTTTCTTGATGAAAATAATTTTACTCTTGATTTACTTCCTGACTGTTACTTTGGAAAATGGTCACATGAAGAACCACTTTATTCAATAAATCTTCTTGAAATTTGCTCTGCAAACGACATGGTTAATTGGTTTTTTCACCTTCAAGGAAAAGACCCATCTCTTTATGGTGAAAATATGATTATTGACTTGTTTTATGCTTTTAAAGAAATATTCGGTGACTTTAAACACGATCTTGGTAAAGTAGGAACTACTATCAGTCCAAAAGCAGCAATTAATCTGCATCTTAAAAATTACAAAATCTACAGAGCAATAAATGAAAATTAACGAACTACAAAACGATCACAAAAATGCTCGTAAAAGAACTGATCGATCCTCTGCCTTAATAAAAGAATCCCTACAAAAATATGGTGCTGGGCGTTCCATTGTTATCGATGAAAACAACAGAATCCTTGCTGGCAACGGTACAATCGCTGGAGCAAGAGCAGCAGGCATCAAAAATGTAAAAGTTATCGAAACCGAAGGTGATGAAATAATTGCTGTTAAAAGAAAAGGTCTTACGGAAGATCAAAAAGTAGGTCTTGCTCTTGCTGATAACAGAACTTCCGACTTATCAGAGTGGGATAAAGAAATGTTGCACCAGCTTTCTGAAGATCATGATATCGACCCATGGTTCACAAAAGAGGACTTAGCAGAAATACTTGGTGAGCCAGATATCATCCCAAGCGAAGGATTGACAGATCCCGATGAAGTTCCTGAAACACCCGAAGAACCAACCACTCAATTTGGTGAAGTATGGAAGCTCGGTAACCATAAACTTCTCTGCGGAGATTCAACTGACCAAAATCAACTCCAACCCTTAATGGAAAATGATCTGGCTGACCTTTGGTTAACTGATCCTCCTTATAACGTGAACTACGAAGGAGCTACCGCAGATAAATTAAAAATACAAAACGATAATCAATCTGATGCAGAGTTCAGACAATTTTTGGCTTCAGCCTACATAGTCGCACACCACTACCTTAACGATGGTGCTTCTTTCTATATCTGGCATGCAGACTCAGAAGGTTATAACTTCAGAGGTGCTGCAAAAGATGCAAACTTGCAAATAAGACAGTGCCTTATATGGGTCAAGTCCTCAATGGTCATGGGTCGCCAAGATTATCATTGGCAGCACGAACCTTGCCTTTACGGTTGGAAAAAAGGTGCTTCTCATTTCTGGAACGCAGATCGCAAACAAACAACTGTCATGAATTTTGATAAGCCACATAAAAACAAAGAACATCCCACCATGAAACCTGTCGATCTAATCCAATATCAAATGTCAAATTCATCAAAGCCAAACCATATAATCCTCGACACGTTTGGTGGCTCAGGTACAACATTAATAGCAGCAGAAAGAATTCAAAGGCAAGCTCGCCTTGTTGAACTTGACCCAAGATACTGCGATGTAATAATTAAAAGATGGGAGAATTTCACTGGAAACAAAGCAGAACGTGTAATATCTAATTAAGAACTCTTTTTTATGGGCAGAAAAGGTACGCAAGCAGAGACAGTTATAAGAGCTCAAAGGTTTGCTCGCATAATTGCTAACGGTGGTCGTCGTTCTGATTGTGTTCGCTATGCCTCCGAGAATTGGGGGGTTGGAGAAAGAACGGTAGATAAGTATTTAGAGATAGCTAGGGCAGAGCTCAAGAAGGATTGGGACATGGAACGACCTCAGATGATTGCTGATCTTTTGGCACAATGTAGCACCTTACAGATGGAAGCTAGAAGAGCTGGTCAATATCACATCGCTCTTGGTGCAATAAACACTGCAGCTAAACTTGCTCACCTTTGCTCATGAGTTTTTTAGAAACTGTCTCGCAGGGTCACGTTTTATTTCAAGAGGGATTGAGTTATATTCCTTCGTCAAAAGATGTTATAAAAAAAATAAAAACTAAACTTCTTCCACATCAAGAAAAATTTTGTGACGATATAACTCATAGAAAATTAGCTCTTGTTTGTGGTTTTGGTGCTGGCAAAACTTATGCTTTAGTTTCTAAAAGTATTATTCTTGCTTGCATGAATGTTGGACATATATCAGCTATTTTTGAACCTACAAATGTGATGCTAAGAGATATTTTAATACGAACGATGAATGAGCTTTTAGATGATTGGCAAATACCTTACACTTTCAGAGCTTCTCCTTTGCCAGAATACCAACTGCAATTTGAAGAGGGTGTCCATACAATTTTACTTAGAACAATTCTCACATACCAACGTCTCCGAGGCCAGAATCTTTGTGCGGTGGGATTTGATGAGGCAGATACTGTTAATAAAAGAGATGCAGAGCAAGCAATGAACATGGCTCTTGCAAGATTAAGGTCTGGAAATGTGCAGCAATTTTATGCCACAACAACTCCTGAAGGTTATGGTTGGGCGTTTGACACATTTGAAAAAAACAAAAAATCAGACACAGGTTTAATACAAGCAAAATCTATGGATAATCCTTATTTACCTGATTCGTTTATTTCTTCGCTTGAGGAAAATTATCCTCCTCAACTTATAAAGGCTT